TTTACTGGCTTTTTCCACCGAGCGGAAAGGGCGCGACGCCCGATCCACGGCGTTCAGCAGCACCTGCAATCGTAAATTACTCACTTTCAGCTCCGCTACGCAGTAACGCGCGACGCCGCCAGCCGATAATCTCGGTCAGCGACATCGCAAAGAGTTCCGAGGGCTGCCAGTGAAACACCGCCGCAATGTCAGCCATCAGGTCGTCAATCATCAGAGAGGCGGGCAGTTTTACTGTTCCGATTTCGGCGATAAAAAACCGACCACCTTACTCGCCAGCGCGATCAGGTCTGGCAGGCAAAGCGCGTTGCACTCCTGTTTGGTGAGGATCGGTAGCGTGATGCGCGGCAGCACCGTCACCAGCGCGTCAACGTCCGCATTCGACAAGGAGGCAAGGCCGATGCCGCGCAGATGACCGGCGTTTGGCTTGATGATTTCAACCTGGCTAATCACCATCTCGCCACGGGTGATCGGTTCTTCCAGGGTAATGACGTTTTCGTTTTCGATAGCGGTTTCATTAATCTGTTTCATAATATTCTCTTAAATCGTAAGGGATATAGCAGCGCCGCGAACCGGCGCTGCTCAGGGTTTACAGGCCGATGTTTTTACGGTGCTCCGCCAGGCGGTCGGTGCCGTTGACGATTTCCACCATGTTCACGGTGTCCACCTCGATCACGTCCTGCCCGTTGATGCTCAGTTTGAAATAGGTGCACTGGGTGGACACTTTGGTTTCGGTGTCTTCGCCCTGTTTGTACTCGCCAAAATCAATCTCTTTGTGACGCCCGCGCATCACG